ATAGATCCACGAGCGCCGCCAGCAGCAATCGCTCCACCAAGAGCAGTAACGCCAATGCCGAAATTACGCCTTTTGCGATCCTCAGCGTTCTTCATCTTAATGGGAACGATTCTTCCCCTGATGCGTCTAAATGCTACTTGGTTTTCTTTATGATCCATTACTTCAACCTCAATATTCCGGTTACAACAGCTCTGCCAATGCCTTTTCTTAGCCTAGTAATCTCACCCTTTGCAGCAGCAAGACCAATAAGCTTTGCGCCCTTTTTAGATAACAAACTAAGCCTTCCACCGCGCTTACTAACAATACCGGCAATTTCTTTGCTTATTAGGCCGCCATACATTGTCTTTGCGCCCTGCCTCTTTGCAGACTTAGAAACATTGCTCAATAGAGAAACATTTGTCTTAGGATCTATGCCACCAATAGCACCAACAAAGGCCCTTTTCTTCTTTTTATCCATCCAAAACTCGGCCAGGCCAATTCTAATAGAAAATGGGCCAATAACCTTTTTCTTTACTGAAATAGTAGTCTTTGGAATGAATATAGACCTTCTCTCTACTACTTTTCTGCTACCCGACTGAGATAAAACTGTCCTTCTTGAATTTTCAATAGCAGCGGCTCCAATCCCAGCACCAATAGAGATAGGAACAATTCTGCCCCGAATCCGTCTAAAGGTTACTCTGCGATTATCGTCCTTTTTGGCCACTAAAACCTCTTCTTGAAGTTCACTTTTATTACATTTCCACCACGGCTAATTATTTTTCTGTTTATTTTGTATTTATTGATGGCCTTAACAGCCTTTGGGATACCGAACTTCCCGCCCGTTTTAATGTATAGGCCAGCAGCAATAGCAGGAGCCAAATAAGGCATATATCCCTTTACGTTATCCTCGTGCCTCTTGTTTTGCGGCCTAAAATTCTTTTTGCTTAAAATAGCAGCAGCTCCGAGAGCGCCGCCTATAAGCCCCCACTTTCCAATCTTTCGACCAAATGCAGACATACTAGCCGGAGGCTTTCTGTGAACAAGATCCTTAAACATAGTATGATAAACTCCAGCGGTCATTCCGAGAGCTGTCCCAGCAGCGGCTCCTGCCTTGGCTCTCTCTTTGTTACCAAATTGGCCTTTCTTTGCCCCTATTGGAACAATCCTGCCTCTAATCCTTACAAATCTTGGCTTTTCCACTATTTTCTCCCAATGGGAACAATTCGGCCTCTAATCTTTCTGAATATCAGCTTTCCTTTTCTCTTTCCCATCACAGCAGCTTTTCTCGCCAGCTTCTTGCCTTTATATGCCCCAACAAGAGCCACTCCACCTATAAGAGCACCATGAATAGCGCCTTCTTTTGCGGCGTCTATTCTGTGCCCTGGCTGACCTTGATAAAGTCCCTGAGCAGCGCCACCAAAGGCAAGACCACCAACTAATCCGGTCTTAATTCCTGGCCTCAATCCCCTTATGGCCTTTAATAGCTTTGCGGCCTTTCCTACTTTTGTAATCATCATATTCTCCCTAGCCTAAAACGGAACATCATCATCATACTTAGCCTTCTTCTTCTGCTTATGCTTTGGCCTCATTGGAACTACTCTTCCATTGATTTTTCTGAAAACAACGCCCTCATTATTATATTCCTGCTTAGTTGCTAACCTAAACTTCTCGTCGGGAGGAATACGTCCAAAAGAAGAGCTACGACCATGCAACAAACTATCAATAGAATCATTTACCAACCTCTCATATCTAACGCCTTTTCTGCTCTTTATCGTCTTAACAAAATCAGCTTTGCTCTTAAAACCAAGCTCCCCAAAGAATTTTGGAAACGTGCTTTTAGTACCAAAGTTTCTTACTGCCTCTCTCTTGTCATTGTAGCCGACTCCTCTCATTCCCCTGTCTGCTTGCCTTACCTCTGTCTCTCTTGTTGAAAGCTCCTGTCTAAGTGGCTTTGTAGCTCCTCTGACCTTCTTTCCTCCAACTATCGGTATGATTCTTCCTCTTACCATCCTAAAAGTTATCTTAGGTGGATTAGGATTAACCTTATTCTTGCCTCCCGATCCTGGAGCTAACACCTAGAACCCTCCAAATGGATTGATAACTGGCTGAGCATTAACCTTGGCCACCTCATCCTCAACATTCTCAACATCAAAGTCTTTAGCTAACCATCTTGTCATGGTCTCACGGGAAATTAGATTCCCACTAGCCGCGCTTGTTGCAATAGCAACCTTCTGCTGAAGATCCTGCATAGTAGGAGCGAAAATAGCAGGCCATGAAACCATCACATCCATACTAATTGGCTTATATCCTGGCGGTATTGGAATCGGAACCTGACCACCCTGATTAGCCAATATCATATTGGTAAGAGCCATCTTCAAAACAAGGCTTATTAGGTGTCTTTCCATCTGTGGGCGTAGCTCTTCGATAAGTTCAACCATTGGGCCATGCAATACTTCCATTGCCTTAGCAGATTGAGCAGAACCCACGATCTTTTCAGGGTCTAACATCACAACGCGAGTAAGATCCTGCACATTCATTCGAACCTTGTCTCTAAAGTCACTAGCAGCCTCAACGCCAGACATTCCAGCCTCTAAAAAGCTGGCATCTCCCTCACGGCCCATATTCCAAGCCTTCATGCTGGAGCGAATGAGTGTTTCCATCTCATCCTCGTCCATTCCCTTAATCGTAAGCTGTGGATCTTGGTTGTACTGGATAGCAGTTGAGCTTTGAGATAACGAATAATTCATCTCATCAATAAAATCGGTAATTTCACCGATCAAAGAACTTCCATCTACGCTATTTGGCACTTCACAGGTCTTGATCCACTCACCTTGAACGAACCCAAGGCCATGATCGGCAACAGCAACCTCTTTGAATACCGGCTCAGAGTCCTTATTGTATTCTGGGCTGTCATATAGAACATCTTTGAACTTCCCAAGGTCCATTCTATACCATTTCTTCTTAGGCTTATTGAGCCTGTCCCTATCTGCCTCATCATCATAGACATACTGGATCTTCACGAACTCTAAATTGCCAATTGTATCAAATTCAGGGAAGCACCACTTGGCCAGAAAGTGTTGTACCTTCCAAGAGCCGTTAACTATTGAAAACCTTATCAGGCTTGAGCCTGTGGCCAACATTCTACGAACTGGCTCAGCTATTTTAGCCTTCAGTCCAGAGGTCTTAATCACCAAAGAGAGATATTCTTGCGTGTCTGGGTCAACCTCAACATTGAAGCTCGGAAACGTCCTTGAACCCACTAGCTTTGAGGCAAGTCTTGAGCATAATACCTTGGCAAAGGAATATTGTAGTCTTGGCTGGCGCTTTCTTACTGGAATATGAGATCCATCAGCATTATCCATCTGATCCCAAGGCACTAACTTGTCATACTGGGTAGAATCGTAATATTGATCGTATAGCTCTAGTTCTGGCTTCCTTAGTTTCTTAACTGAGTTATTATTAGTGTTTATAGTCCCTAGATTATTAGCCGCTGCAAGCTCTGTTCTTGATGCAATGCCCATAAAACGCCTAGTCTCAGCCATTATCTACTCCCCATCGGATTAAGGCTTATAGCTTTTCCCTCATATCTGTTATTTGCAAGGCTCCACAACATTTCTAGCGCATCTGGCGCATCATCGTGATCCCCTGAAGGAAATTCCTCAATCATCTGCATAAATTCCATGCTCAAAGTTCTATTAAATAAGATCCATCCATTGTTAACTTTCGGTTCCAATGTAAAAATTCTTTTCTCTTTCTTCTCACGCTGCTCTATCTCATAAAATGGTACTTTAACACCCCAGTCCGTGACACCTGCTTTTTTGCGCTCATTTTCAACGCGCTTTCGTTCCCGCAGCACGTTTTCGAGCAGCAGATTACGATACAAATTATACTCTATCGCAAATTTCTCGTATTTCATCTCTAAATAATGCTCAAAAATCTGGGCAATATACACATTGGGTCGAACCCTCTTGGTATAGTCTCGGTGAACAAAGACCCTACCTTTAAGGTCTTTATATCCAGAAACAATGCAGGTGAAGTCTAGTTTTGACTTAGTTTTGGCCCTAGACTCGCCAGTAGCAGGGTCCATTGCTCCATAAGCATATAGATCCTTAAATGGAATGAGCTGCCCTGTCTTCTCAATGACTAGACCTTCCTTGGTCTCTCTATACCAGTGAATATGCTCAAAAAGGGCATCATCTGAGGATAGAGGCGCGTTCTGCTTCTCTTTCATAAAGGCTCGTTTGCCTGTTTCAACCATCTCTTCCATGAGTTTTACATAAGGCTCTTTCTCAGGCCATAGAACTTCAGTATCCGTAAGCATTGCCTCTTTGTTGTCTTCATAGAATTGTCGTGATTCTGCCTGGCGGTTATCGTTTCCTATTTCTGAGTATATTTTTCGCCATTCTTCCCATAAATCCTGTCTGGCAGACCATGAAATGACCGCCTTGTATATCTTGGAAGTATATGAAGGATTGTTTTGTAGCTTCATAAGTAGGCTATCTCTGTGCAGAACTGTTCCAACTATCTCGATATTGGTCCCAACGTCGCCTAGTTTGGAGACAACCTCATAAAACCAGTCTCTTACCTTTTCTCTAAGCTCTTCATTGTGAATTTCGTCCGAATCTTCAACGTCATCGAGGATAATCTTAGTTGGCCTCGCTTCACCATATCTAAAACCGCGCATTTCAGTACCAGCGCCCACCGCTTGCAGGAGAATCGAGTGGTTTTCAGAAGCCACTTCAAACGCCTCTGCCCCTGGATTAGAGCCAAGGAACTTAACTCCGTAAGTGTAAGACAAAAGATCGTTACTAGACAGCTCACGACGGATGTCTTTGAGCTTCTGTATTGCTTGAGGCTTGGTGGCTGATATGAAGAGGATATACTTCTCATTTCCATAACAGAGGTCGTGAATAGGCTTAAAGAGGGTCTTAATCGTCGATTTCGCATAGCCACGAGGCGCACCATCCATGCGTCTAACGTCACGCAAGCCATGTCTATAGAAGTCGAAGCAATCCTTATGGAATTGGTTAAAAGGGAATCGGCAATAATGCGGAAAAAAGACCTCACAGAACAATTCAAGGTCATACTCACATCTCTCTATCATTGCCTGTTTCTGAGCCAAGGGATCGTCCCCTAACTCTTTCAACAGCTTCCAGAAGTCTTTTTGCGGCAGATTCGGTATCTCTTTTATCATCGCTTGGCTTTCCATCTAACATCCCCAGTAACTTGCATATAATTTCAATGGCCTTAAGCTTGTCAGCAGGCCGCCATCCATCTTCAGGTATCTCCATGAAGGCACCTTTGGAAAGCTCCTTTAGAATCCTCTCTCGATCAATTCCGGCATCCTTGGCAGACTCATTCACACGACGCTGCACCAAGTCAGAAATCATAACATTTGATAACAGCCGGCTAGA